CTACTGAGATTATGGCCAATCAAATGCAGATGCTGGATAGTGCTAGTGAGGGTCAAGCGCCACAACAACAACCGGCACCGAGGCAAACATACCAGCATCCAGCACCACAGCAACAACCGGCTCCCGCTCATGGTGGCTTTGATGATCCTTCAGACGATATACCTTTTTAGGGGGATTTATGATTAAGCAAGGTGAAGATGAAAGCAGGACTAAATACTTACTAAGAGTTGCTGCTGAATATATTGCTAACAATCCCGAGCATTGTATTGATTACGATGAAACTACGTGTGATGGCTACTGCTTAAGTGATGAGCTTAAAGTTGCAGCTGATTCGCTGGAAAATTAACAGGCTTCGGCCCTTGGGGGAATGATGGAAGAAATAATCGGAGCGTATCAAAAAAACGGCTATTTCATTGGGATGGATGCATTCCAGGCTGATGAGATAGCCAAGTTTCCAACAGATAAACCGTTGTGTATTACGGTTAAAGAGTCCAGGAACGTTAACAATCACCGCCGATTCTTTGCTTTCATTAATACAGCTTTTGATATGCAAGAGCATTATTCAAGCAGGGAGCACTTGAGAAAAGTGCTTCTTATGAAAGCTGGGTTTTATGAAAGAATAGAATCTCATAAAGATGGAAAGTTTGCATTTATTCCGAGCTCGATGAAGTTTGAAAGGATGAGTGAAAAGAAGTTTAGAGATGTTTTTAAAGCCTGTATTAATGCTTTTCATGAGATGCTTAGCGAAATGAATATTTCTATAAGTGAAGATGAACTAATGAGAATTATGGATTTTGAATGAAAGTTATTGGTATAGATCCTGACTGCGATAAATCCGGCCTAGCATTTTATGAAAATGGCGTGCTTACAGGGTTAATGAATTTAAACGTTTCTGACTATGCAAAGATGTTGCCCGAGATTAAAAAGGACGGTTACGAAATAGCTATCGAAGATGCCAATATGATAAAAACCACTTACGGAAGAAATAGAGGCAAGCTAGGGCAAGGAACGATCGATAAAAATATCGGTAAAGTTATGCGGCAATGCTCTGTGATGATTGAGCTTGCTGAAAGTGCCGGTATTAAAGTTACACGATACACGCCGACAAAAGCAAACTGGGAAACAAGAAATAAATCAAAGTTAAGCAGGGCAAAGCTAAAGGCCACTACAGGCTATGGAGGCAAGAGCAACCCCGAAACTAGAAGCGCGGCCTATTTTGGCTACACTCATTGTAACAGGAGCAAATTAAAGTGAAAGCTATGAAGGGTCTACATATTTTTTTAGCTGTAGCAATTCCAGCAATGATGTTTGTTTATTGGGCTATCTGTATATTAGTTAAAAATGATAATGCTAGAACTATTCAAGAATTAAAAGAACTGGACGATACATTGAAAAATGACGCTGAGGACGGCGAACACTTTAGAACGATTGATCACTATTGCGAGAAAGCAGTAGACCCCGATCTTTCGTGCGTTGTGGGGGAGAAAATAAAGGTAAATTAAATAATAAAAAAGGGTAGGGTAAAATGTGGTTCGACGAGAATGTTATAGCTGTACTGGGTGCTTACATGTTTATTATCGGGTCGTTAATAATCGTTTTAGGAGACAAAAAACCAGATATTTGAACAGATGATTTAAAGTTGTTATCATAAAAATGATTATGTAGCGGGGGCGTTTACTGGGTAGGTAGCAATCCCCGCTCATAACAAGTCCAGGATTGCAAACTGGACTCTACGATTGACATTAAAATGGACGGTAATTATGCCAACCGATCACACAATTATAAGACGCTCGAATTCTTTAATCAATAATGCCTCCGTTTTATATCAAACGATAGAGGCGTTAGGATTTCCTGCGGCAATTGAAATGGCAGGAAATAAAATCATATCGATAACTCGAAAAAGTTATCGAGAATATAGGGTGTGTACGTATGTCTGAAAAATCAAAGATTAGTGAAACGCAGATATTTTCAGGTTCCTTAGCTGTGATATTTCTCGCCGCTTGGTACTTTGATGTGCCGGTGCCGGATTCAGTCGCAAGCCAGGGCGCAGAAGTTGTGACAATGATGCTTTTAGCCATAAACTCGATCGGATCCAGTTTTATTACGTGGGCGCTTAGACAGATTCAAAAAAAGAAGGTTGAAAATGCTAAATAAATTAATGGTTTATGCTGGAATTATCGGTTCTGTAATTTTATCGATCATCACGTTTGGCGCATCGAAAAAACGTGAAGGTAAAAAGGAGGCTGAAGCGGAGGCTGAAAAAGAGGAGCTGGAATTTAAAAGCGAAGTACAAGAAAATAAAATTAAATCACTAGAAGAAGAACAGGAGCTGCTTGAATATGCGAAAGATTATGAAAGTGAAGTACAAAAGCTTATCGATGCTGATGATCGTGATGGCATTATCAGGCTGCGGGAGCGTTACAAAAAAAGATAGATTCGCTGTCGAAGTTGGTACTGACAAAATGTGCTCATCTCTAAAAGTGTTGCGCGATGTTATTCCGAGCGAGGAATATGAAAAACTGCCCACTGTGGTTTTTGGTAAAATAGAAGTCCAGGATGCTGTGATTATAAAGGGGTGCAATCTTGATTGAATTTGCTGTAATAACTTGCATTTTTCTAATCGCATTTTGTATTAAAAGAATATTTAGAAAATCAGGAAGAGTTGCTAAAAAAAGGCTTATTTGGCTGAAGAGGAATGGTTAGCTATGGAAATGTATTCAAAATCATCTAAAAAAACACGTGTTGAAGAGGGGTTCAGAGGCAAGATGTATCAGTGTACTGCTGATAAGTTGACAATTGGCTATGGCCTCAACTTAGAATCAGGCATAACTGAAGAAGAAGCACGTGTAATACTTGAGATGAGGCTTGGAAAAATTGAGCGCTATCTTGCTAGAAAATATTCATTTTACAACAATATGAATGAAGCAAGACAGACCGTTATTGATGACATGGTTTATCAGCTAGGGCCTGAAGGATTCTCAAAATTCAAAAAAACAATTGATCTTCTTTATGCTGATAATTATATCGATGCATCAAAGGAGATGCTGGATAGTAAGTGGGCTAAAAGCGACTCGCCAAGCCGTGCAAGGCGAAACAGCGATGTGATAAGAACTGGTTTAGCTAGATAATGACTACATGCAATCACAAGGATATTAGGGCCAAAACAATCTGTAAAAAAACGGGCCTGGTAACTTCTTTTGTTTGCAAAAATAAAAACTGTAAGGCTGTGTTAAGTGCCGATTTCAAAGTTATCGGCACGTTAAAAAAGAACACTACTGAAGTGTGTAACTAAAAAGAGGGTAGGAAATGATAGGCAAAGAAAAAAGCGTTAAGATTGATTTGGATAAAGGGGAGTTTATTCTACCGAGTGGTCAGCGGATTAAACCGCCAACGCCTGACGTTGAGTTTTCTAAAATTAGAGTGTTTGATAAGAATATTGAATTAGCGTTTGAAAAAGCTGTTAAACAAACATATCAAGCTGTTTTTGGTATTCCAATTGAAAACGTAAACGAAGAGTTTAAAATTAAGCCTGCCAACGCTTAGCTATAGGGGAAATATGAATTTTGTAACAGAGTACTGGGAAAGAATATTAGGGTGCTCTGTTGCAATAAGAAGCTTTGAGCTAAGGAATATTAAGGAGCGTGCAAGGAAAGAGAGTTTTACAGGGATCTTGAAATCGATCTTGAAAAGCTTAAAAAAGATCTTTACAGGAAATAGTTATCCTCAATACTTCCTATAACCAGTTATAGGAAGTTCCATAATAAGAATAGTGAAAAATCTATTAGGAGTAAGTTGTGATTGATTTAAGCATTATTCGCCCAATAATATCCCTTCTCGAATTCTTAAACGTGCAAATGTCTCCGCTCGATGCTGGGATATTGATAACGATCATAATCTGGATGTCCTTTGTTGTTTTTGTGCTGAAAAGATTAAACAAGATGGAGCGCAGAATTGTTGTTCTTGATGATCCTGTTTCAGGTAGAATGAAAATGCACTCTGTTTACTTCAAAATTTTAACAAATGATGTAAAGAGCGCAAAAGATAAGGCAGACAAAGCTAATGATATATCAATAGATGTATCAGCTAAAATCGACACGATAATAGCTGTATCTAAAAAGAGGGGTTGATAAGAATATTGAATTAGCGTTTGAAAAAGCTGTTAAACAAACATATCAAGCTGTTTTTGGTATTCCGATTGAAAACGTAAATGAAGAGTTTAAGCCAAAACCAGCAGCTTAAGTTATCCACAAAAATATACATAGTACTTCCTATAACTCCATTTATAGGAAGTTAATGCACTGAAGAGATGAAAATGAGATCTAAACTTAAATCTATTGTTCAGCATGATAAAGAAATAATTTCAAATAGAATGAACCCCGATAAAAAGAAGGAACATAGCCCTAATGTTGAAAAATTAAATAATGGCATAGCTTGTCCTGCTGAAAATTGCGGTAATGAGATGACTGATTCTATACTGGGTGAAGTGATCGATGGAAATATACCCAGAAAATCAATTCACTGCAGCAAGTGCGGCCATAAAAATTTCAGGTTTATTTGATGCTAGAGACACTTTTTAGCGCTGTTGCACATTTCGACACGTTCACACCATATCAAAAAATATCTGTAATATTCGGTTTTGTGTTGCTTTAATAACGGTTGCAGGCGGAACTGCAGGGATGGCATACAAGCTTTATAAAATTCAGGCAGATAAGAGAGCTGAGAAGAATGTATTCAGTGATAGATTATCAACGGCAGAAAAAGATATCATAGCAATCAATAAGATCATTGAAATACACGGCGAACACTTCGACGTTAACGACAAGAATATTGATAGAGCATGTGAAACGGCAAGCGATGCAAATAAACACGCAATGACTGCCGCTAGATTTTCAATTAAAAATAAAAGTTAACAAACCATTATCCACCCACATATCCTGTTGGAATTTGGTATTCGGTTTCAAAAGTGGCTATATATTGACCGACGTTAGCCGAATCAGTGGCTCTTGCTACAGCTCCGTATCCGTATACACTCTTAGCTGATATGGAACTAAATTCCATGTCAGAGGATGAAATTTCATTAAGCAGGGTTACTGTAGGAGTTCCATACATCGGCTCACTAAATGAGTTGTTGCTGGCGTAAAATCTCCCAGCCTCGACCGGTGCTAGTATTTGGCTCCTGTCAACTCTATAAAGTTTTTCAAATATACTTATCTCTTTATCGTAACTACTATTTGATTGAGACGGGGCGTTAAGTCCCTCAAAGACGGAAATCTCAAACAAATCAAGCTCGGCATCGGGATAAAATATTGACGGAACAAAGGTTAATTGCATGAACGACCCAGCCTCAAATGTCTTTGAATCAATGTCAGGTAATCGACCATATATAATAAATTCCTGTATTGCACTTGATCCAGTTTGCAAGGTGAGCCCCGGAAAAGTTGTAGATGTATTCGGAGAACCATTTTTACCAAAATTTTGAAATAATCGCACAAACCACCCGTTGTGACCTGATATGTGCCTGACCTTTACTCTAGCCGTACAGAACCCGCTAAGTCTCGACAATGGAACCCTGCACCCAAGATCTATTCCGCTTGTACCGTTGCGTATCCATGAGCGTCTGATTGTCCCTAGTGACGGATCGTGAACGTGCTCCTTTCCTGTGTCGTCTGGATCGTCTGTTATTCTTCCAAGATCTATCCATGATACAAAACTTGGGTCGGCAGTCACTGTGAATGTTATTGTATCCGTTGTTATTGCTGTGATCTGATACGTTGTTTCGATATGCGTATCGGACCCGCCATTGCTGTATTTTGCAGCATCCCACCAAAAGTAATCATCTACAACAAGAGTATGATTGCCTATATTCAGTGTGACGGTAGATGCATTGAATGACGTTGCACTTAATACAGTTGTATTGAATTGTGCAGGCGGGGCTATAACGGAGTCTAGTGTGTAGTTTATATGATAATCAGACCGTGACACCTTCCTTTCATCGCCGCTATTAACTGTTTTTACTATTGTTGATGATCCCTGGTTTCCGTATATCTGCGTATACCAAGCATCTGCATGATAAACTTTTAAACCGCCAGTTCCGTCGTATGAGTCTGGATCACCAAATATTGGCAAGAGTCCGTTAAATGTATCTGTTTCTCTTGCGTCTGATCTTCTCCACGTGTGCCAGTATGAATTAATATCTTCACACTCTGCCTCCACTCCTATATTAACTCTGTTTGGATCTGATCCAGGGGTTATAGAAAGCGCAAAAATTCCACCAATTTCAAAATCAATTATTGTTATTTCTGATACTGGACTGCTTGAGCTTAATATATTTGTAGACGGATCACTTAATTGAGTGAATCCACTTTCTACGCTAGATATTCCGCGCAATGATACGCCGTCATTCCAGTTTAAGTTTGTAACTCCGAAAAAACCGGCACCATTAACAATGGGGGCTCTGCTAGAGCTTGCAAAATCTATCGCTTTTTGTATTTTTGATGTCTGATCAGATCCGCCCGCAATTGCCCCAAAACTGAAGAAATCAAAACTTTTATTAAATATCGCTTTTACTTGAAGTCCGTTATCTAAATCAAAGTAACTACCACCGTCAGTAGTGCCTGTACCACCTTCTACAACTACGCCAGTATTACCGCCTTTTCCTGATCCTTCGTAGTATTCAAACCACTCTACCTCTTGACCTATTTCAAGCTCTAGGGTTTTCATGTTTGCTATGTTTTTGACTGGTAGCAATGATGCTTTTTCTAGATCAATTATCTCTTGCTCTATCTCGTCTATCTCTAGCTGTAAAGCCGCATCTCTTTCATCAAGAAGCCCTTTGTTAACAATGCCCTTATCAGTCGAAGGAGGGTTTTTAACTTCAGGAAGATTATTTAATGTAACTTTGTTTGCTGAATTAAATTCAATGGCTGGATCAAGCGCGGGATCAGCGAAAGCCTGGAAGCCGTTTGGCGTTTCAATCTTGCCAGTTTTGGCTACGACATCCACTTCCATGTAAGTTTCAGCGCCGCCTATTTTATTCCCTAAATCAACTAATGTTGCATAGCGATTATCACCCATTTCAACGTTTAAAACGTCAGTAGCTAGCGCATCTGCATTATCTACTGTTTGCGTTCTAAAAGGCCTGTTTACTGTTGTCCCTTCTTCGGCATTAATCGTTATTGTCTTGTCTTCTAAATCAAGATCAATGTATGTTTCATCATCGCCAGCATGCGTAATCGTTGGATCAGCTTGTGGCACTTGTATTGGTTCTGGCCAATGAGTTGCATTCCACATGTCTCTAATTTGCATAGAGAATTTTTGAGCTACATAAAGATTACTCTTAACGCCATTTATCCACGGCTCACCATCAAGGCCTAGGTCAATTCCGCCTGCACTATCAACAGGCCTAGTTAATTCAGGGTCTAAATATATTGTAATCGGGCTATTTTCCGGCTCTTGATCACCGAACGCACCAAAATACACCTTACCCTGATTGGGCAACTGGCCGCCTGCTATCTCCTGAACGTTTATTCTGTATGACATTTTTTATCTCTAAGAGTTAGGGTTTGGCTGAACCATGATATATACAGGGATTTGAGTTGCCTGGCCGGAGTCTGAATTATTCCTGTAAGTGAAACTGTTACTTGTGTTTGATATTATAAATACTCTAGTACCTGTCCCGTCTTCGATGTTTATAATTGGGTAAACAGTAGAGCCTTCGTTGTGAGTGACAACGTATGTTGCACCTAAGAATTGAGTACCTTCAACCGTCCAGCCAGCGGGAGACAGGCCCTCAATTGTCGCATCTTCGTTGACTTTAAAAGAATAAACTTTTTG